CTTGCCACCGGTATTTTTCATACCTTTATGGGCATCCCGGCTATCCTTGCCGGAATCCTGACACAGCTTTCCCTTTATTCCGTAAACTTAAAAATCATGGGAAAAGCAAACCAGGCGATCAATGTTGATAAATTTAATCTTCTGGTATCTCTTCGACGTGTTAAAGGTGTTTCCTTGACACAGAACACTCTTTTTATTGTAGCCATTATGATCGTTATTCTGATTGCGATTCTTTACTGGTTCTTTGGAACAGAGCTTGGCTGTTCCTTACGTGCTACCGGATGTAATCCAAGCATGTCCCGTGCACAGGGTATCAACACCGACCGTAACAAAGTCCTTGCTCTGATGCTTTCCAACGGACTGGTTGCTCTTTCCGGAGCTCTTCTTACACAGTACCAGGGATTTGCGGATATTAATATGGGACGTGGTTCCATCGTTATCGGTCTTGCTGCCGTTATCATCGGTGAAGCAATCTTCAGCCGTATTTTCCGCAACTTTGCACTGAAGCTCTTAAGTGTTGTATTTGGTTCCATTCTTTATTATCTGGTACTCCAGGTTGTTATCTGGATGGGAATTGATACGGACCTTCTGAAAATGCTTTCTGCCCTTGTTGTTGCACTGTTTCTTGCATTTCCATACTGGAAGGGCAAATATTTTACAAAAGCCAAACAGGGAGGTAAATAATCATGCTGAAATTGATTGATATACATAAAACATTTAATCCGGGTACTATCAATGAAAAAGTTGCCTTAAATGGCGTGGATCTCCATCTGAACGAGGGCGATTTTGTTACTGTTATCGGCGGAAACGGTGCCGGTAAATCCACTATGCTGAATGCAGTTGCAGGTGCCTGGCCTGTAGATTCCGGAAAGATCATCATCGGTGGAACTGATGTCACAAAACTTTCCGAATATAAAAGAGCTGCTTATCTTGGCCGTGTATTCCAGGATCCTATGACCGGAACTGCAGCTACTATGGGAATCGAAGAAAACCTTGCTCTTGCAAAACGCCGTGGAAAGGCCCGGCTTCTCCGCCCAGGTATTACTCGTCAGGAACGGGAAGAATATCATGAACTTCTGAAGATTCTTGGTCTGGGCCTTGAAGACCGTCTTACTTCCAAAGTCGGCCTTCTCTCCGGCGGTCAGCGCCAGGCTCTGACTCTTCTGATGGCAACCTTAAAAAAGCCTCAGCTTCTTCTTCTGGATGAACATACCGCAGCTCTCGACCCAAAAACTGCTGCCAAAGTCCTCGAGATCACCGACATGATCGTAAACCGTGATCACCTGACAACCATGATGATCACCCACAACATGCGTGATGCTATCACTCATGGCAATCGTCTGATCATGATGTGGGAGGGAAAGATCATTCTGGATATCCAGGGTGAGGAAAAGAAAAAACTTACTGTAAAAGATCTTCTTGACAAATTCGAAGAAGCCAGCGGCGAAGAATTTTCCAATGATTCTGCTCTTCTCAGTTAAAATTTCTGCAGAATCTATATAGAAAGAACCAAGATGGATTTTATTCCTGCAGACAGGATTTCCATCCTGGTTCTTTTTTGTTTATCTACGTTTCTATTTCACTTCTACAGAAAACTCCCCGGTACGTCGACTATATCGGTAAATGGACGATGTCAAATAATCTTCTTCCGGAGTTGCTTTTTTGACTGTATCCAGGAGAACCTCTTTCAGCTCTTCGGGATAAACTTTATCTGTGCTATGTACCATTACTTCATGAATGCTGGTAAACACAAGATACAGATCAGACTCCAGAAGCTCTGCAAGACGTCGGGCTACACCTGGAAGAAAGATTGCTGCTGCTCCATTAGTACGTTTTTCTGTGCTGAGACAATTCCCTGATATCCCTTTATTCGGATGATAGGATCCCAATATGTCCATAAAATTATCTCCCCTGTATTCCTTATCAAAAAGCATTTTTTCCCAGTGATATATTCTGGGTGGACTGATAAAATATGTATTTACCAGTGCTGCCTCAAAAACTATATCCGGATCTTTTTCCCATTGTTCCAGAAAATGTTTTTTTACTTTTGTACTAAGAATATATCCGTCTTTTTCTCCTGCCATATAATAAAGCACAAGCGCTATATCCCCGACTTTATGATGGATCGTATCTTTCAGGACATCTCTGTTTTTATCTGCATTAAGAAGGCGGATAAAAAGTTTTCCTTTCACTTTTTCGTAATTCTCCAGTTGCTCTATGTCACAGATAACACAGTTTTCTCTGGCTTTTTTTATTTCACATACACAGTCATGAATGATATTTTCCAGTTTGTGCTCTTTACAGTACCGCTCATAAAGTTCTTCCGTATGTAATCCACAGATCTGGCGCGACTTTTCAATATCTCCGCACTCCACAAAAAGCCTGTCTCCTGTGCATCCATACTTTTCGCCTTTTTTTGCAAAGTAAATCTTCTCCTCTTCCATATCCATAGCAGCAAGAAGAAGCCTCCTCAGATCTGTGATAAACATTTCATAGCCTTTTTCCATATTTAATTCCTTTCTGTGAAACAATGCGGACGAATGTCCTGATTTGATGGTGCCAGCCCTCAACAGGTCGGCAACCTCTGAATTGAATTATTGAATGAATAGAATAAATATATATCTTTGAGTTGTCTGCTGTATAGAACAGTATAAGAGAAGTTTCTGAATTTGTAAAGAAGTTT